GTTACTGGTTTTTTAGTTTCAAGTTCTGCTTTGATAGAATTGTATAGATTTTTAGATTCGTTTATAGTTGAAATTGAATCAAATCTTTTTAAAATATTCAATTTCTCCTGTTTTGTAGTTGAATGTTCAGTAAATAAACGTGTTGCATAAGCAAGATTAGCGTTAAACACAGCTACTTCATTAAGTTTTTCCTTGAAAAGAACTAAAGCTTTTTTGTATTCAGAATTTTGCTTTTTAAGGTTTTCAACTTCTTCGTTGATTGCTCCAGCAGCAAATACTTTCTTACTTTTTAAACCAGCTCTATCGGATCCACCTTTGTCACCATGTTTATTCCACTTAGTTCTAGCAGCTTCTGTTGCTTCAACCTCCATAGCATCTTCTTCAGCCATTTCTGATTCTTTTTCAGAATCTTCCATGTCTTCGTCATCTAATTCGATTTCATAAACAGTTTCTTCACTAGCTTCTTCTTCTGCAACTTCTTCCATAGACTCTTCCTCATTCCAGTCTTCAGGTATTTCAATTTCTTCTTCTTCAGAAACTTCACCTTCTTCCTCTTCTTCGGATTCGTCCAATTTAATGATGTATTCATCGTCCTCGTCTTTAAGTTCGATGTTGTTACCGTCTTTTTTAACAACGATACCGTCTTCATCAGACATAGCTTTGAAAACTTTTAAAACTTCTTCATCAGAAGCTCCTGTCATATCAAGCATGTCATCATCAGCTGGCTCGTCCGCTGCTGGCATAGCTCCCATTCCTGGAAATTCACCATCAACTTCTTTTGCTGGTTCATCATTTATCGAGGGCATTTCTTCATCATCAGCTTCTTCAGCATCATCTTCCTCTTCTTCATCGGAAGCTGGCTGTTCTGACATGTCTTTTGATTCCTCTTCTTCAGGATTCATAGCTTCTTCTTCAGTAGCTACTTCTTCCTCTTCTTCTTCTGACTCTTTAAGCAACTCATTTAGTTCTTGCTTCATTACTGAAGAAAGTATACCTTTTGCATTTTGCTTTACTGCTTCTTCAAGTGTATTAACTTGAAGCAACGCTTGTTCTAGAATAGATTTTTCGGTCATCTTTTTATTTGATTTACTATATAAATATGTGTATAATCAAAAAAATCTACTTCTCAATATTGAAAAGAATGATTTTTTCTCGTTTTTATTATTATTTTGTTAAAAAAGAATCTAGTTTACCCATTAGTTTTTTCATCCTATCCTCAACGACTGGTTTTTCTTCAACAGTTTCATTGAATTTATCCTTATCATTAATATCCTGAAATACATATGCACCAGGAGTCGATGGCGAAGACACCAAATCAAAACAAACCAATTCAAAATCGTCTTGCACAATATTTTGACCTTTAACTTGTTTTAATGATCCAACACCTCTAGATGAAATACCTAAAGTAACCCCATTTAGTATTAGCATAGCCGCTTGGTCTCCCTTACAACTAACTATACCCATTTTTTTCCAACCAGGTGATGTTAAAATTTTGATTTTACCCATTAAGGTTTTTCCTTCCCACCACGTTTCTAAAATTGTGTGAGATACTCTATCAAGATCGATTAGAGATGAAGATGGGTGATTTAATTCGTTTAATGCAGAACCCTTTTTTATAATTGTTTGGTATTTTTCATTCTCCCTTTTTAATAAATTTTCAGGGTAAATTCTACCATTCTTATTAGGGGTATCAAACTTTTGCAAAACAGCATACAGAATAAGGTCCTGATCGGTATCCTTATTCTGCATTTCTGTAATAATATTCTTGTTTTTATAATCCTCGGGTGATATGTGACCAGCATCATATTCAATCAAAATGCCTTTACCCGTTTCATTTGGTCCCAATACTTTCATTTATAGATATATTAATATATCATATAAATACAAGCATTTTTGAATCAAATCTTAGATTTGTTAAAATTGAACAGGCTTTTATCAGATAAACACTGCTCAATTGATGTTTGAAGGAAAGTTTTTAATATTGATTTTACACTTTGAGATTTAACATCGAAAAAAATATCTACAAATAATGTAATTTCTAAATTCATAAAGGACCTCTTATTCATTTTTATTCCCTTTGTCCTAATATCAAGATCAACAATACTTTCTTTTTTAAAATAACTGTTAAAATCGTATGTTCTTATTAAATCTTTCAGTGATTTTCTAGCGACCAGAATTGTTTTATCAAAATCTAATTCTTCATTTTCTGGTTCAACCCAAGCGTTTAGTTTTAAATAAATGGTTTTTAAATTTTTAAAATCTACGGTACCATAACCAATCTTTACATCTTTATAATCCCCTAGGGGAATATATTTCCCGATTTTCATTAACTTTTTACATAATTTTATTTATATTATGGTGTAGTATAATAATAACTAAAAATTTTTAATTTTCCAAAAAATTGTATTATATTTATTTTATATGATTATAATTGACTTAAAAAAAGAAAAAAACCTTGAATCTGCTTTAAGAACTTACAAGTATAAAGTTCAAAAAGTGAAGCAGGTTCAAAAGTTAAGGGAGAGACAAGAATTTGTCAAACCATCAGTAAAAAGACGCGCTGAAATTCGCAAAGCGATATATGTGCAAAAAATTAAAAATGGTCTCGATTAATCAAGACCATTTTTTAATTCTACTAATCTGAAGTAATTTAATCTGGAAATTTCTTTTGTATTTACCTCTTGTTTAACTTTATTGAGTTTTTCATTCATTTCCTTGTCATTTGATTCTACTAAAAGACTTTCAATTTTATTATTGATCCCTTCCTTTAGTTCAGCTGTTTTAATAACAAGCTCGTCATTTGATAATGACATAATATCTTTAAAATCTTTCTTTTGTTCTTCGTTTAAAGTATTAGAGTATAAAACATTAAAGTTATTTGCTAATACACCATAAAGAAGACTTTCATTAACAGTAAAAGGTTCATTATCTTTTATTGTAACATCTTTTTTCTTTGTTAAGTGTTCAACTAGTTTCTTTCTAGCGATCACTTTATTTTCAATGTTCGATAAAGTATCTTTTGAAAATAGTTGATCCAAAGATTCATACAATTCATTACTATCTGAAGATACGTTTCCCAATTTTTTGTCTAATTTTTTACAAAAATCAGCAATTTCACTAATTGCTGATTGGCTATTTATCATATTCTCCAACCCCTCAATATATAGCTTTGCGGTTTCTTTATCCTCAATATATTTGTTTTCGATCTCCTCATAAAACAAATACATCTCTTTGAACTTCTTGTTCTCAAGTACGGTTTTAATAATATCTTTTATTTCAGATTTATTCTTGCTGCCGTATGATTCGGTCAACTTCTTTAACAGTTTAGTTTTAATGATACCAACTTTGCTCATTTTTATTGGTTTAATATGTCTTTTAATTTATTTTCTATTTCATAAATATTCTTCTTAGCTTTATCTAGATCAAATAAATCTGAAATGTCGTCACTTTCTCCTAGAATATTATTCATTTTTATTTTTCTACTTTCACTTAATGGTTCTGCTGGTGCTGAATCGCCGCCCCCTGATGGTGGTGGTGATGTCATACCCATTCCAGAATCCCCACCCTCAGCTGCTGCTGCATCTACTTTTGCTCTTTCTTCTTCTGGTATACCATACTTAGAATCTACCTCATCAAATACACCAGATCTTGGGATGATCTTAGCTGTATTTGTTAATTCAGCCCCCATAGCTCTTTCAAGTCTTTGTTGCTGAAGATCAAGTATAACTTCATTATCACTCATACCCAAGATATTTTTCTTAGCCCAAGTATGTGAAACAGGTAGAATACCAACTTGTGATTGATCCGAAGTGGCGTCTTTGTAAAGTGTCACCTTTTCTTTCCATTGCTCAATCTTTAATAGATCCGCTTGTGAAGATGGATTAGTTAAACCTAATGTAAAGTTTTCTAATTCGTCTTCTAAACCTAAAAGATATAAGTGTATTAATGCTATTTTATTTAATTCTTGAACTAAAGATTTTTGAACTCTATTAATTGTTCTTGCAAAACGAATATCCATTAATGCAAGATTTTTACCGTCGCCAACAACTTCTTCAAAACCTAAAAACGCTTTAGGTATTCTAAGTGCGGCTAATAGTTTCTTTTGAATATACTCAATATCGGCAATCTCGCCTAAGTTTTGTGCTCCTGCTAAAGTCTCAATTGGGCTAGGTGCAGCTGGGTCACGAACTGGTATAAAATAATCTTGGTCAATAGCCATTTGGTTATATCTCATATCAACCTGGCCATTTCTTTGGTCAACAACAGTATCTCTCTTGAATTTACTTGCAACACGTTGTACGTATGCTTCAATATCTTTATCATCCATGTTACCAACAAACACCTTGAATACTCTTCTTTCGGGTGCTCTTGATGTTCTGTAGATTAACATTGCGTCTTCAGCTAAAAGTAATTGTTTCCAAATTCTTCTAACTTTATCCAACATAGATGTGCCGTAAGGAAGTTTTCTATCGTCACCTAATAATCTAAAATGTGCAACTTCCCATGATTGGAATTCCATGTCTTTATTTTTCCAAGTGAAACGCAATTCACGAATTGGCATTCTAATTTCTCCTTGATTAGGTGTTCTTGTTTGAGCCCCCTCCCATCTTTCAATTTCGATGTTTGGTAATTGTTGGCAGCCAACTACACCCTTTTCAGGGTCACTTTTTAAATAAACAAAGTTATCACCATACTTACATAGGTTTCTAGCCCACATCTGTAAGTTAGTATTAATGTCTAATCTATTTTCAAATAAATCTGTTAGAATATTTTTTACTCGGGTAGATTCCGAATAAACACTTAAGATGGTACCCTTTTCTGATATTGTTGTAGATTCCTCAGAGTATATATCCAAAGCAGCAGATATCTCAGGAGTAAATTCCATTGATTCAAAATCATAATACGCCGCCAATCTATTCGGTTCATAATAAACCGATTGATTATATAATGAATTATCTAATTTAGTCCACTTATCAAAAAGAAACTGTG